ACAAAGAACGAGGCAAAGCCTTAAATAAATTATGGGAAAAAAGCAAAGAGCTGAGAAAAGAAGTCGCTACCCTACAGAAATTTTGCGGTAAGCTAACTTATGATATATCCAGACTACACCTTGAGAACAGGATCATTATACCCCCAGCCACAAAGCAGATAGGTTGTGAACCCAAACAATTTTTAGTTAGAGACATAGTAAGGCAATTAATTAATGAGTCCGGCTATGATCTAGAGTTTAAAGTATTACAAATGAAATGTCCCACCAAGCCAGACTTGACAATAACCGGAAAAGAAATAAAAAAATAAATAAAAAAAAAGAGACGGAGTAGATTTCTCATTACTTAATATAACTATCCCAATTATCTAAGATGTCTTTTGCCTTTTCTTTTTTTACGATTAAATAAGGCAGTAGAAGAGGCAGAAGACATCTAATTTTATTTTTATTACTAATACACAATCTATAACAAATTTTGTGTTTTTGGGATCTTAGAACATCCTTTCCGACATAACCTCCAAAGATGTTTTTAATCCATTCTATTAAAGGATAAAAAGTATTCCCAATAGTTATTCTAATTCTAGGATAATAACCCTTTTTTCTCCTTTTTTCTGTCTCATGGCGTACTTCAAAATAACCCTCACCGTCAATTATACCAGCAAAATATGACAGTTTATCTTGAGGGATATCTGAGAAAGGATTAATTTTATTAATTTTCATTTTACGTCTCATTAAAAATTTTACTCCGTCTCCTTAAATGTTATCCACTCTCCATAACCGGTATCTCCCTCTACGTTTACGGCTAAATCTTTTAATTTAGGGAAATAATATCCATCAGCTTTATTAGATTTCGCTTTCTTCTTTGGCACCGGGGATATAGCAAAACCCTTTTTTCTTAATCCATCTGCATATTTCCTCATAGTCTTTAGATCTTTTATAGATATCTCTTTGGCCTCATTGACCTCAAAATAAACAGTTTCATCAACACCAAGCTGAGCATTATCAAACATACCTTTTTTATCTCTGATAATAACTTGCACATTTTTACTACAAATATCGAAATTGCGAAAAGGATTTTGTTGTCCCCTCCTTCTTTCATCTTGAAAATGTTCTTCAATTAAATATTTAGCTTTGACTAATCGATGAAATAGTTCTTTTTCATTTTTCGCTTCGATATTAATGATTATTTCTTTTGTTTTCATTTTTTCACCTCATCATCTATTAGCTTTATTTTGTTCCAGCCTCTCCTGGTTATATCCCACTTAACACATATTTGACGGATCCTCTCGTAAGTAACCCCATAAATTTTGCCAATTTCCCGGAGAGATTTTTTTTTAACCAACTCTCTTAATTCGCTTTTTTTTATTGTTTTCAAACTATCACCCCCTTCTATAACATAATGTATATTTATCCGGAGTCTCTAAAATTCTATAACAATTAAATCTACTGTCCTTATCTTCAATTTTAATAACTCCATCGGATAGTTTTTTAACAATCATTTTTGAAATGATAAAACTTTCTTTTGGTACTATCACAGAAAAATAATCCTCTTTTAAATTTAATTTTAACAACTAATTATCACCTCGCTTTTAGATTTTTTAGCTGCACGATTCTATTATGAGCATAACCCAACAGATGCCAAACCGGATTCTCTGGGATCTGGACATCGGGAATAATCGAAACCGCGGTTACTCTCCGGCCAAACCGATCAAACAAACCTTCTTGTATATTGATTATAGCACCTTCGGCCTCAATATGATAGGTTTTCTTGTGTAATTTTGTAATTTGCATATTTTCACCTCCTTTAGTCAAATTTAATGCACCAGGATTGCACTAGACGAACGAATTCAAAGGTACGCTTATGATTATATGTTCTCTTCTAACAATTTAAGCTCATCCTTTAAACTTTTGATTTTATCCCATGACCCCCAACTACAAATATAATATTTCTGTACTTCAATTTCTTTCTTGATTTCATTAATTCTTTTTATTAACTCATCTTTATTAGCCAACTTCTCTCACCTCCTTCTTTCGTATAAATTAAGTAATCACAACCCCGGGAATTGTTTCTCTTGCGAAACAACGCCCGGAGTTCTGACTGCTACAAGCATTTATTGACTAATTCTCTATGCACTACTACGCTTGACCATGCGTCAAATTTCTTTTGCCATAAGCTCTCATCTTCAACATCTGCAATACCATAAGAATAGGCTAAGTCTCTTTTAGTCTTTTCCCATACATCATCACTAATATTTCGATTGACCATTATATATTTTGCAGTTGGTCCGGTTTTATCGTAGTCATAATTATACATATCTGTCATACCATCGAATGATCCAGCTTCGTATTTATTGACTATTTTTCTAATTTCATCAGCCGGAACTCCATTAATATAATCAATCCTGACGTCATTTCCTCCACTAAAAGACCTTGAACGGATGTTAAACTTGATTCCGGGAAACTTTTCTTTTAATTCCTTTCTCAACAATTTCGCAACTTCTGCCTGATCGCTTAACATTTCTAAAAACCTCCTTTAATTTTTTAGTATCAGTCTAAAATAACCTTAATAAACTCCACTCTAAAGAATGGAGTCTATAAAGCTATTTAGTATCTAAATTTTTCCAATTAAAATGATAATCTTTTTAACCTCCTTTATATTTTTATTTCAAAGTTACCATAATAGTTAAGTAATGAGAAGAATCTCTTTTCGTTCTCTTTTCCTACAAGGTCAATAATTTCTGGTTCTGATAGTTCTGTTATTTCTTCGTTAATATACCAAGCGTATTGACCGTGACCCATATCCTTTTTTGATATTATCATCTTAAAAACCTCCTAAACCCTTTATTTATTTACCTATATTGAATATATCACAACTTAACCTAATTGTCAAGATATATTTTAATAAAAGATATAAAAACATTTTAACATTGAAGATAAATTGAAATTGTGTTATACATCCACTTATGAAGAAGAAAAAAGTAATATTGATTAATGATGATCCGGTACAGTCAAAAATAATAGACCAGGTATCAGATAAAGAAGAGAAGAGAGAAGAAGAGAAAAAGGGACCTGGCAGGCCTACGATTTTCACCCCAGAGCTTAGAGCTGAACTGATAAGGTTATTCGAGAAGCATTTTTTTATTGCGATCGTTGCAGCTGAGGCTGATATTTATAAACATCATATTTATGATTGGCAAAGGGAGCTGAAGGATTTCGATATCGATGTTACGCACGCCCGGGACAAGTGGATTCAACAACAGATGAAATTGCTTGATGAATACGCCATAGATAAGAAAACAAAGGACTGGCGCGCCCTCAAGTACAAATTATCTATCGCTGACGTTGAGTATAACGATAAAAAATACCTCAAAGAAGCACCCGGAAGCCGGGAAACCCCACAGATTACAATCATTATTAACCGGAAGGATCTTGAAACATCAAAGGAAGAAGCCTATAAGATCATCGGAGGAACCAGATCCAAAGCTGAAACTGTATCCTTAATTACCTTTAAAGAGGAAAAGAAGGAAAAGAAGCAAGAAAAAGGGCAAAAAGGGAAACCGGAAGAAGCTGAAAGCGGGTAATTTTCAGAGTTACAGCTTGCAACGTCCTATAAGAATAATTATGTAAAGTAAATTATTAAGCTTGAATTGGGCTTGAATTGAGCTTGAAACCTTGTCAATAGCAAGCCAAAGCCAAAAATTGAAAGCATTGATATATAAGGGCAAAATGGCACTCCTCCATCGGTGGAGTAAAAGATTTTTTGAACCAGAAACACGAAGGCAGGGGGGCGGGTGTCCCGCTCCCTCTCGAAAATAATATGTCCCGTTGCTCTTGTCCAAAATGCCACGCATGGCAAAATTTTTAAAAGGAGTTTAATTATATGTCTGATAAAAAATATTATCGTGAACACCGTGAGTCGGAATTAGAACGTAAGAAGAAATATTACCAAGAGAATAAAGAAAGGATATTGGAATATAGACAAAATAATAGAGAAACAATATTAGAAAGTCATAGAATATACAATCTAACACACAGAAAAGAACGCAGTATTTATAAAAGGATAAAACTCAGAACAGATTTAAAATTTAACCTCAATCAAAAAATGAATAGGGCAATAGGGAAAACTATAAAAGGTAATAAAAATGATATACATTTGGAATCTCTCTTAGGTTATTCTTATAATGATTTAATAAAAAGACTAAATAAGACTATGCCAGAAGGATATACTTGGCGAGATGTTTTAAATGGTAAATTACACATTGACCATATTATTCCAATAAGTGTTTTTAATTTTACTAAATCAGGCCAAATTGGTTTTAAAAGGTGCTGGGCTTTAAAGAATTTACAATTATTACCTGCGAGGGAAAATCTTAAAAAAGGTAATAAATTAACAAGACCATTCCAACCAGCATTAGCTATATAAAAACGTATCGCATGAAGAAATTCTTGAAAGGATTAATTTTAATGGAAAAAAATGAATTGCTTATTATGCAATTAGAATTTGAAGAATATCTAAATGATAAAGTTCCCAAAATAATTAAAGAAATATCAGTTTTATTCCCAAAAATTGATGAATTTCATATAGAAATAAATCACGAAGATATTGAAAACGATTATGAAGTTCATTGTGTTGTAGATTAGGAGAAAATTATCAAAATAAGAAAGTAGTTGTAAATGGGAAAAATTCCCACTCCTGTAGTAGAACCAACAGTTTCAGCGATTAATCGTTGTAAGTGGGAAAATTTCAGAGTTACAGCGTATATCAAAAGGTATAAAGTATAATGAAAAAGAAATCATTAAAGAATAGAATTACTTGTATTTTCAAAAAATGGATTGTTAAAAGACCAGATGGACAATGTCAAATATTGTTTTCTTTATACGAATTAGATAAATTTGTTGATGAAATATTATTAGAAATAGATGACCAAACGATAGGCGAAAAATGTCAGATTTGTGGTAGACGTTATGATTATGTTTATGGAATTTCCGACGAATTGTGGGGAAAAATAACAGGTATAAAAAATGGTAGTGGGTTAAGATGTATTAGTTGTCTCACAAAAGAGGCAAGTAAAAAAAATATCAAATTAGAAATGACAAATTATAAAAGTGACTAAAATAATAGCTCATCTGGCACATTATTTCTATAAAATATCCGTAAATCCCGAAAATTGAAACCCTTATAAACAAAGGGCAAAATGCCAGTCGTCCATAGGGCTGGTATACGCATGGAAGGAGGTTAAAAGATAATAATGAGAGTTAGATGTTTAAATTGTGGCTTAGTTCTCGAAGCAGTTATGGGGGAAGGTATTTGTCCTGAATGTGGTTGTAATTGTTGGGGTGGAATTATTGAAGGGTCTAAGGAAAAAATGAGTATTGAAGATTTGGAAAAAGTTAAAAATGATTACATAAATAATCCCATTTATCATGGAAATTACGAGGTAGGACTATTTATGATACAAATTATCGATATATTGAAAGACTTAATCAAAGAACAGCAAAATATATATAAAGAATTAGCACAGAAGAAAAGTGTAAACTTTGACCACTTAGAGATGTTGAAAGATTTCTTACAGCAGATGAACAAAGATTATAGAAATTTTATAGAGAGACATTTACTTGCGGATTTACCGATTGATCCGGTAGATTTCAGTAATTTTTACCAATCACAATTAGAAAGGATTATGAATATCAAAATATGAAAATAGAAGAGGTATTAACCAAAAAAGAAATTAAATATATGGCTGGTGTCAGAAAAGGTCAAGAAATAACTATTGAAAGACATATTATTGATGGTAAGTCTGTTAAAGTTAAAAAAAAATATATCAGTGAAATTCTTGCAATAAAAGAAAACCCCGATAATGAATTTGAGAAATGGTTTAAAAAAAAGTTAAAAGCAAAGAAGATTTTAAAATATGAAAAAGATGAATATAGTTTTAGATGGATAGTCTGGTATGTGTAGAACACTATTTGAGAATGAGATGAGAATAAGCGCAACTGATTCTATTGAGCTTGATATCTTTATGGACTTTTACAAAAATTTAGAAACCAAAGAAAATTATATACAAAGTGTTGTAGAGTATAAAGGGAAAAAGGTTTATATAAGATTTTACGATTGGAGAGGAAACCCGTTACGTCATTTGGCAGATTATTTTTATAAGGAGAAAGCATGAAATTTGAATTTGCACAGGAACGTGAGACCCTTACCTTTACCCCTCGTCAGCTTACTGCCTTACAAATACTTAATCAGAGTTGCGTGAGAGGACTGTTGTTTGGTGGGGCAAAGGGCGGAGGCAAATCGTTTTTGCTCTGTCGATATACCTGGCTGTATTGTTTGTCAGTTATCGAATATTTTGATATCCCGGTTCTGAGAAATCCCATACCGATCTTTTTTTTGGGGAGACTTCAAGGGGTTGACTTCGATGATACCACCTTGGAAACCTGGAAAGAATGTATCCCCGAAGATGACTATATAATCAAAGAAAGAAATAAAGAGATCATCATCAAGAAAAGAGTTAAGATTCAATATGGCGGACTGGACAACAAAAAAGTAGTTAAAAAGTTTAATAGTGCGCAATATGGTGCTTTTGGTTTGGACCAAGCGGAGGAAATAGAAGAGGATAAATTAACTGAACTGAGGTTGACTTTAAGAAGAAGCATCGGAGGCGTTCCTTTACCCTTTAAAGAATTTTATACCGCTAATCCAGCGGACTGCTGGTTGAAAGACCAATTCGTTTTGGGCCACAATGAGAGATTTGTTTTCCTCCCTTCCTTGCCTTCTGATAATCCATTTCTGCCTGCCGATTATATTTCTAACATGGAATATACCCTGCGTAACCGGCCTGAATTATTAAAGGCCTATCGTGATGGAAGTTGGGATATCTTGGCAGGTGCCGACATCGTAATACAGGATAGATGGATCGACCGGGCAAATGAGAATAAGTTTCATAAACCGATAAGAAGGATTATTGTATGTGATCCTGCAAAATACGGAGATGATGAAACAGTAATTTATGGAATGGAAAACACTAACATAGTAAAACCGCCTCGAATATACGGTCAGAAAGACGAGTATTACACCGCCAATGAAATGGAGAATATGGGTTTTGATTTTAAACCTTCACTTTACGTAGTTGATGGTATAGGAATAGGTAGCGGAGTGGCTTCCATATTGAGCAATAAAGGGCTACCGGTTTTAGTAATAATGGGTTCAGAAAAGCAAGAATCCGGAGTACCTAAACAATTTTTAAACCGAAGGGCGCAGATATGGTGGTATGCAGGAAATCAATTCGGTGATAATGAAGTGGAACTTCATCACGACGATCAAGAATTAAAGAGACAGCTTACCGTTCCAAGATATACCTACAAAGGCGATAAGTTTATGATCAGGTCGAGTGAGGAAATCAAGAAGAGTTATGGCAGGTCTATTGATAGAGCAAGTACTTATGTTATGGGAATTTGGGGCTTACAATATGCTGAAGAAGAAGCACCCAAAAGCAAGGCTGAAGATTTTTTCACTAGCGAAGATTTAGGGTTAGATTTTATGAGCGCCTAAAATAAATAAAAAGGAGAAAATTAAATGGAAACAAAGAAAGCAATAGAATTTCTGAGAAGGTATGGTGATTTAGAACTATCAATTGATGAGGTAGATGGTATTATTGAATTATTAGAACAGGGAGAAGTATGTAAAAAATTTTTGGATAGATTAAAATGGAATGCAATTTACGAAACTGGTAAGATATATTTGGAAACACGAGTAAAATATTTTGATATTGATGAAAGAGTGGATAAAGTTGACACAAAATAAAAAGTATGATATTAAGGAGATAGTAAAATCGATAAAATTGAAAAGATTGACAAAGTTATAAACATAATATCAAAAGCATTAAGAGAGATACTAAATCATAATAATGATTTTACTGGCTCGATTACTATTAATTTCTGTTTAGGTGGCGTAAGTGATATATCGAAAAAAGAAAATTTAAAAGTTTAAGAGACTGCTCTAAAGAAGCCTTTGTTTCGCAATTCTGAAACATAGGATTGCTCTGAAGAAGCTCTGATAACGGGAAACCGTTTTTCAGGGCTTCTTTTTATTTGGAGAAAAAATGGTAAAAACGATAACCGAAGAAGAAGAAAAAATAAAATCATCGGATTCTGAAGAATCGGAAACTGCTTTAATAAGTAAGATGGAAAAGTTTAATCAAGAAGCAGAGGAAGGAAATGCCAGTTGGGTAGATAGGGCTATCAAAAATTATGACTTTTACTGTGGGAAGCAATGGAACCCTAAAACTCTGGCCAATTTAAAGAAGGAGAAAAGGCCTGCCCTTACCATAAATCACATTCTACCTACAATCAACCTTCTATCAGGGATGGAGAGAGAAAATAGAAACGATATTCACGTCCTCCCGAGAAAAGGTGGAAATCAAGTCGTCGCCGATGTCTTTACCGGACTATCTAAACATTCTATGGACTTATCTAACGGTGAATTTGAGCAATCAATGCAGTTTTTGGATGGCGGTATAGGGGGAAAAGGCTGGATAGGCCTGGATATCTCCACCGATAAAGACATTATCAACGGAGATATTACCATAGACAGGATATCCTCATTTGATATAAGGGAGGACCCCAATGCTAAAACCTACGACTTAAATAAATCCGCGAAATATATCATTCGTTATTACTGGGGAGACAAGCAACAGGCTTCCTTACTCTATCCTAAAAAAGCAGAAGAGTTAGAAGGATATTTAGAAGATTATAGTAAAGGCGCTGGTAGAGATGTATTTGAAATTCCAGTAGCAAAACAGACGGATACCGATATGTTGGAACCTTCTACTTATCGCTACCGCATAAAAGAAACCTGGTGGAAGTCTTACAAACTACAATTATATTTAATTGATAAGAGCAACCTTCAGTTTATCCCTGTCCACAAATCCCAGGAGGCAGTTTTAGAGGCGCTTCTCACCAAAGACAGAGAATTAGCGGAAAAAGAGAGAAGGCCATTACGTTACAACACCACTGAACGAGTCATCCCGGTGATGAACGTAACTACCACTCTCGGCGATATCGTTTTAGAACACATTGAAGATCCCTTCAGCGGATTGACTTTATTTCCCTATGTCAGATTTTGTCCTTATTGGTCCGATGGATATATCTTCGCGGTAGTGGATAATTTGATATCTCCCCAAGAAGAAGTAAATAAGACCTCTTCAGGGATTTTACATATATTAAATCGAACTGCCAATACCGGTTGGTTAAACAAAAAAATAGGTGGGGCAGTTAAAAGTGTATTGGAAACTTTAGGATCAAAAGCAGGAATAGTCATTGAATACGGAGAGGTGAAGCCCGAAAAGATAGAACCCAATCAATTACCTGCCGGACATTTTGCTCACAAAATAGATTCTGTTCAAAATATCAGGGATATATCCGGTTTGAATACTGCCAGTATGGCAGCAGGGACTAAAGAAGAATCGGGTATAGCCATGTTAAGGAGACAGAGACAGGGAGCAGTTATATCAAACGTAATTTTTGACAATTACAAATATACTCAACAGATTTTCGGGGAAACTCTCATAGAGTTTATCAGGCACACTAACGTTTATTCCCCACCTGAAATAGCCGAGATATGTATTGAAGAAAAGATGAAAATAGATCCTCAGCAATTAGTCCAGGCGATACGTTCATTCAGGATAGGACACTATGGGATAAAGGTGTCCAGTCGGCCATCAACGCCAACCATAAGATTAGCTAATTTTGAAATGTTGGCCAGATTAGCAGAAATAGGTATGCCGATACCGATTGATATTTTATTAGATTCAATGGACATCCCACGTAAAGACGAAATGATAGCTCGTGTCAAACAACAACAGGAACAGGCACAACAAATGCAAATGCAACAGGGGCAGCAAGGGCAAACACAAAAAGGAAGACCAAGCCCGCCTAAACGTGAATCGATGGTAGGACGTGCAATGTAATGCCATATAAAGATAAAGAATACAGAAATGCTCATGTAAGAGAATATCAAAGGGGAAATAAAGAGAAAATAAAAGAACGCAAAAAAAAATATAACCAGGAACATCTTAAAGAAGCAAAAAAATATCGTAAAGAGAATGCTGAAAGAATAAGTCAAAATAGAAAACAATGGTGTAAAAATCATCCTGAAAAAATAAGACAACAAAAAATAAAATATTATGAGAATCATTCCGAGTCAATAAAAAAAGCAAATAAAAAATATCGAGAAAAAAATAAAGGAAGATTGAAAGAAGTAGAGAAGCGACGGATTATGAAAAAAAGATATGGTTTATCTCATGATGATTGGTTAAAAATGTGGGAAGACCAAAATGGAAAATGTTCTATCTGTGGAGAGTCTTTTGTTAACCCGAATGATGCTTTTGTTGACCATAATCATGATACTAATAAGGTAAGAGGATTACTTTGTAGAAATTGTAATTTTGCCATTGGATTGTTTAAAGACAATCCAGAACTAACAATAAAAGCAACAGAATATTTGTTAAAAAATCATAAAAAAAGGTAAGAATTTCCCTACCAGAAGGGTGAAAATCTGGAATAACCCTCACTCCGAGGGACGAAAGGAGGCGAAAATACATGGAAAATAAGGAGACAAAAGAAAGGCAAGAGACCGAAGTTAAAGAAAAAACCTATACCGAAACAGAGCATAAGGGTGTAATCTCCGACCTTCAAAGAGAGAGAACAGATCGTCAGCAAAAGACTTTTGAACTTTCGCAGGCTCAAAGTAGATTAACAGCTCTTGAAAAAGAAAACAAAGAGTTAAGGGAAAAAGAAGAGACTGCGAAAGCTAAAAAATCTGTCATCGAAGGTGAAGATGAAGATGTCTTAACCAAAAGAGATGGCAGAGATATCGAAGCAAAAGTTATGACAAGTATCGAGAAAGCGCAAAAAATAGTAGATGAAAGAAACGAAAAAGCAAGATTAGAAGCTAATTACCAAAAATCTTGTAATGCAGCAAGGATCAAATATGCAGACAGAAAAGATATAGGTTTGGACTTTGAAACAGTTCGTCAAGCTGCTCTTGGGAGAGTTGGTGGTAGAAAATATAAAGAAATGGACATTTATACTTCTGACGACCCAGGCGAAGAGCTTTATGAAGAAGGTTCAAAAGACCCCGAAATAAAGGCAAAACTCGAATTAGCCAAGAACGAAAAAATCCTTGATACCATGGGCGATCGTAAGGTAGACAAGAAGGGCTTAACCGGTGAAACGAAAAAATATGGTTTCCATTACTACACATCTGATGAAGTTGCTGCCATGAAACCAGAAGAAGCTCAAAAAGTACTTCCGGATATAGAGAAATCAATGCCAAAGTGGTAATTAAATATCCTAACTGAGAGGTACTCAGGTATTCTTTACTCCAAAGATAAATGGAGGTAAAACATAAAAATTTATGGGCTAAAACATTTATTGAAAGGAGAGAAATAAAATGGGTATGAAAGACGCAATACCTGTAATTTTTGCGGCAACATTACTCGAGGAAATAAAGAACTTACTCGTATACGGTAAGATTGCTTACAAAAAGCACAGCGGAGAAATAAAAGAAAAAGGCGATAGGATAAAACTAAAGGGCTACGGTGGTGTAGACATTAATGAGTATGCCCCTGGTGACCCAACATGGGACTTAGCACATACAAACGGTATTACTTATCAGGACGTTCAAGCTGCTGCCATGTTTTTGGATGTTGACCATGCTTATGATTATGGTATAAAGCTACACGATATTACAGAATTACAAAGCGATCCTGCTGCCCGGCAGCATTATGCCAAAGAAGCTGCTTATGGTTTGGTAGAAAAAGTAGACCTCTTTCTTGCTGGTTTATATACTCAGTCAGCTTTAGGGACTTACGTTCTTAAAAATACTGCGACAAATACCGCAAATGTAACCAGTGATATAGGCGAATTGTGGACAGCTTTAAAGGGTGTAAACATCGAGAAAAAGTTTATTACCATACCTCCCTGGGTTGCTTTGAAATTACTGCTTGCCGGTGTTCTTCACGCTGACGACTTAAAGGGTGAACTCAAGAACGGGTTTATTGGACGAGTATTACAGTTTGATATGTATATGTCAAACAACTGTCCAGTTGTAACCCCAGCTACTGCCGGCTATAAACGTAATATCATCACGGCTGGTTCTTACCAGGCAATCGCTTTTGTTGATCAGATGACCGAAGCCGAAACCCTTCGTTCACAGGGATGGTTCGCTGACCTAGTACGTGGACTCCACGTCTGGGGTGGAAGAGTAGTCAAACCGAAAGAGTTGTTTTATCTTGATTTAGAATATGCACCTGAGACTTTAATTTAAGGTTAATTGTTAATATGAGGGGCTTTTATAGCCCCTCTGGAATATTTTAAGAAAGGAGAGAAAAATAATGGCTGGAATAATTAATGTTACCGTTGCATTAAACGGTATGAGAACTATGGTAAAAGAAGTTCCTGTATGTCCCGATCTTCAACCTGCGACTAATAAAAGTTTAGGATATATAAGTGCAGCTACTATATCGTTTGCTAAAAGTGCCGCTGCAACACCTGTTTATAGTATAGATGATTCTGGTAGTGGTTTTGGTGCTGCTGGATTTAGTGCTTGTGAGGGCGAAATGATACTTGTCAGTTCATCTGGTGGTACAAACAGCGGAGTAAACGATGGTTTATACACCTTAGTATCTGACGAAAATGCACAACTTGTTGTTACCGAAGCTGTAACCACTCAAACTGCTGCTGCTGCTGGGACTGTTGTAATCTACGGTGTTGCAGTTTACAAGATTACACCTACCAAAGGAATGGAACATGGACTTATAATCTACTCAGAAGGTGTTGAATCTGCTGGAATATTAGGCATGATTCCTTGTGTCTTAAACGGAGACTTCTGGGCTGCCAACGCAGGACTTTACACTGCCTTCGCAGCTACATTGGTGACTGACACAACCAGTTACTTGTGGATAGAGACTGCCAAGTTCCTGCAATCAGATGGGACAATCAAGTTTATGTTGAAACCTGTAGCAACTCTTCAGCTTTATACTAATCACAGACCTGCCGTAGGATATATAGAGTTACCATAGAAAAATAAGGGGAGGCTTTTAGCTTCCCCTTTATTTAGAAGGGAGAAAATATGATAGGGGAGAATACGATATTTTTCAGTAAAATTCCGAATATTGTAGTTAATAGCAAAAAGACGAAAAAGACAATAGCTCGGTTTGAAAATGGGAAGTTTGAAACAGATGACCCTATTTTGATTGAAAAATTAAAACCAAGTTTCAGGCACAGATTAAAAGCGAAAAACAAAAGAAAAGGAAAAACGTTTGAAGAGATATATGGAAAAAAGAAAGCAAAGAAAATGAAATTAGGAATGAGTAGGAATCATTATAAAGCTGGTACTGTAAAAATTAAGAATAAGGAAGTGATAAATAATGGATAATCAAACAATAATAGATGCTGCATCGTTACAACTTAAAAATTATATGGCAATAAATACTTTATTGGCAGGGACACAACCCCCACGAGAATTTTCAAAAGCAGCAACGGGAGCAATGATTGCCCAAAGACCAGTTTCGTTATTTTGCCTTGCGGGTTTTCCAGCGGCAGCGGTAATGCCAGCCAATGTGGCAATAACTTCAAGTAGTGTGGCTAACCCGACACTTATTACTACTGCGACTCACGGATTAACAAATGGAGACGAGATAAGCATCCAGGGACATGCTGGTTCAACTCCAGCTCTTGATGGGGTTCATATCGTAACAGTTGTGAATGCTACAACCTTTACTATTCCAGTTAATGTATCGACTGGTGGGACTGGTGGTGTTATGTCTTGTATTAGTCCTGGTGGAACTGGAAAAGCAGGAATTACCGGTAAAGCATTGACAACTTTTCCAGGTCAAATCCCATTTCCTCCAAGTGGGAATGCTCGTTTGGTAAGGTTTCAGGGTCAGGCAACAATAGCTGGCTTGCTTATGTTATGTGATAGATTATGGCACAATAGTGGGATTAGCCCTGTTAAAACAGGTGAACAAGTATTTACAAATTCAGTACAGATTCCATCAAGAGATGTGGATGGAGCAAATACTGGTGTTGGCGTTTTAGCAGCAGTAGAAGTTTCTGCAAATGTTGGGGCTGGCACTCCAACATTAACTTTAAAATATACTAATCAGGATGGAGTAGCAGATAAAGTCGCTACCAATATAAATCCAACCGTAGCGTCTCCGATAGCGGGGGTATTTCACCCGATAGGTTTAGCCAGTGGAGATACTGGAATACAAAAGGCACAATCTCTAACGCTTAGTGCAACTTGGACAAGTGGTACTATTCACGTTGTATTATATCGTGTTCTTGCAATTTTAGGATTAGCAGCACTTTTACCTAATACTATTGACGCTATACAATCTGGTCTTCCAATATGTTGGGGGAGTACAGTTCCGTTCTTGGTATTTGTTCCATCAAACACGACAACAAGTCTTATCCAGGGACACGTACTCTTTACCAAAGTATAAATTATAGGGAGGGAACAATATGTCTCCGAAAGCATTTGAAGATTGCATTCGTAAAGGCGGAAAAGTTCGTACCGTTTCTCTTCCTGGGGATAAATATTATCACATTTGTATTTTAGACGGAAAAACCTATCGAGGGGAAGTTAAGGAAAAGAAGGATAAGAAAAAATGATATTAAAGGCAGAATTGATAAAAGTCGTGAACGATACTTTAAAGAGGAAGTATGATCCTGCTGGGACAGAACTAGATGCAGAGATTATTTCTGTATTGAAGGATCTATCTAAGAGGGGTAATTTTCTAACAGAAGAAAGCACAAGAAAAACTGTTGCTAATAGAGCTTATTACTCAATGCCTGATCATTACAAAGATAGACTTTTGATAATGATTGATGATTATTACCCTCTCGGGTGGGAAACATTTAAGAAATATCAGGAAGAACGTTCTTTGAGTCCTAATGATACAGGCTATCCTCAAATGTTTTGCAAGATGAATAAATTTTATTATTTGAGACCGACTCCTGATTCGGCTGATTATACTATCAGGCAATTTTTTGCCGGTTATCATCCTGAGAAAGTTACTGTTGATGAAGTAGAATATTCTGCCTGTGACCAAATATTATTTAACGATATTTACCGTCGAGCCATTGAATTGAGGTTAATCTGGGAAGTTGCTATAGGATTAGGACGACATAAAACAGCAGGGGAATATATGCAATATTATATTCGTGATGAAATTCCCAGTTTGTTAGCTAATCTTGACGAAGACCCTGTAATTTGCGAATATCCTTCTGATGGATAAAGGAGAGATAAATTATATGCCTTATAAAGATCCAGAAAAAGCGAGACAATATTATGACACTGATCGTAAACAAAACAAAGAACGTTACAAGAAATATCAAATAAAATATCGAGAAACTCACCCTGAAAGAATATCAGAAAGCAAGAAAAAGTGGTTAGAAAGAAACCCTGAATATAATAAAGAATATTACCAAGCTAATCGTGAAAAAATAATAGGGAAAAGCAAAATTTGGCGGAAAATCAATCATAAGAAGATATTAGAGAAGGTTAAACTTTGGCAAAAAGACCATCCTGATGAAGTGTTAGAAAGAATAAGAAAATATTCTAAAACAGAAAAAGGGAAAGCATGTAAACAAAGGGTAGAGACTAAAAGACGTGTAAGAATGAGAGAAATCATTAACACTTTAACCGCTAAAGAATGGTTAGACATTTTAGAAAAATATAATTATGTATGTGCTTATTGTGGGACTGAATTTGGTTGTGAAAATTTGCCTACAAAAGACCATGTTATCCCAATAAGTAAGGGTGGAAACAATGTTAAAGAAAATATAGTACCCGCTTGTAGAAGTTGTAATGCTAAAAAGCATACAAAAATTTTAATCGGAGGAAATTCTTTTGGATAAAGAACTATATGGAATATTCTCGCCAGTTGGTGGATTACGAAAAGATTTTCCTGTTGTCCTATTGTCGGATGCGGTCACCCCGGATAACTCGAATGTCCTATTAAAGGATGGCAAAATAATCCGGAGGAAGATGAGGGAAAAGGATTTACTTGACGATGATGGGGATAAATTCCAAACTCCCGATACGTTTCCAATTATTCATTATCATCGTTTCGTAAAGAGAAGCACAGGGGTAGAATACTTACTTGCTTTTACAAAAAAACATATTTATCATTGGAATCCCTCAACTAAAGCCCTTGAGGAAAAGTTTGAATGTTCTGCTGATTGTGAAAATTGGGAAACGGTTAATTATAATGACAAAGTTATTGCCACTAATTTTGTTGATCCTGTTTTAGTCTGGGATACTACAGGTTATTTTGTTTTTTTAGATGATACTACCAATGGTATCGAATATGAGACTGGTATTTATTTAACAAAGGCAAAACATTTAATCGTTTATGAAAGTTATCTTATTCTCGGTTATACCTATGAAAATGGAAATTATTATCCTCAAAGAATGAGATGGAATGCTATCGGAGAAGAAGCAAACTGGATAACCGGGACATCCGGGAGTACGGAAGTAGGGAAATCTGACATTATTACTGGTTTTGGAGAATATCAAGGGCTTCTAATTGTCTTTAAAAAATACAGTTACGCTAAATACTGGCTGGTGACAACTGATCTTAGATTCAATGGATCTTTTATCTCCATGGAGATTGGCTGTCTATGTAGTGGCTCAATTGTAAACGATAGTAAGGGTAGATTGTATTGGTACGCTTCTGATGGAACTTTTAAAGAATTTTCGA